AGTGGAATGGTTAAAACAAACACTTCAAGAAATTAGAGAAGGTAAATTTCCTATTTCATATTTTGTAATTTCTAAATCACTTAGAGGTTATTATAAAAATCCACAGAGTATTGCTCATAAAGTATTAGCAGATCGAATGGCAGAAAGAGATCCGGGAAATAAACCAAAAGCAAATGATAGAATTCCATATGTTTATCAAAAAGTAGATGATACACCCGAAATAATTGGATACAAGATGAAAACAGTTAAAAAGGAAAATGGATTTTATAAGAATGGAAAACCAAAATTTAAGAATGTAAAAGTTCCAGATATGGATAATCCAAAATATAAAAAGAAGGTAATATTACAGGGAGATAGAATTGAACATATTGATTATATTAAACAGAATAATGTGCCGATTGATTATGAATTTTATATTACAAATCAAATAATGAATCCTGTTAAACAGGTATTAGATTTAGAAATGGATCCAAATGAAACTGAAAAATTATTTCAAAAATAAATTATAATTAATAGTATAAAATGTTAGTTAAAATGATGGGAGGTGGTATTAAAACGCAGGTAAAAGATTTAGGAAAGGGTAAAGATACAGAATTATATTTAATGGGTTTAGGGGTGATGTTTATTTTATTAAAAACATTGATAGTTCAGTGGTCATACAATAAAATTGCTCCAAAATTAACTATGAATTTAGGTAATGATCCTTCTAAATTTGTTCCTTTAAGTTTTTATGAATCATTTTTATTTGTTATTTTGATTGAGTTTTTATTTTAAATAAGTTTTATTTAGTCAAAATTTTTTTCTATACTAAGGTATAAAAAGATGGGAGGAGGTTTAATGCAGCTTGTCGCTTATGGAGCTCAGGATATTTACTTAACGGGGAATCCCCAGATTACTTTTTTCAAGGTTGTGTATCGCCGCCACACGAACTTTTCAATGGAGACTATTGAACAAACATTGAATGGAAATACACAAGGTACTTCCGGTAGTACAGCTACTTGTACTATTTCTAGAAATGGTGATTTGGTTTTTAGATGCTATGTTCAATCTAAGGAATCCGGTATCAGCAAGGGTATGGACTTAATTAAAGAATGTGAATTAGAAATTGGCGGTCAAAGAATTGATCGTCACTATGATGAATGGAATAAAGTTTGGAGTGAACTAAGTATTCCTTCTTATAAATCGATACCTTATCGATGTATGACGGGAAGTACGGGAGAAGAAATGAAGACTGGCGGGACAGACTGCGTCGATAATATTCATATCCCTTTGAATTTCTGGTTTTGTCGTAATCCTGGTCTTGCTCTACCACTAATCGCCCTTCAATATCACGAAGTGAAACTCAAGTTTACTTGGGGAACTTGTGGGGCACCTTCTCCAAATCCCACTGTATATTGTGATTATATTTATCTTGATACAGATGAAAGGCGAAGATTTGCTCAAGTTTCCCATGAATATCTTATTGAACAGATTCAAAGAGAAGAAAAGGTAGTCTCCTCTGGAGCAGCGATTAGTGGTTCAGGGACCCAAAAAACTTTCAAATTAAATTTTAATCACCCAGTTAAAGAATTAATCTGGACCCATTCGAAAATTATGTCTGCTAAGGATATTAAATTAAAACTTAATGGTCATGATCGTTTTTCGGAACAAGTCCCTGAATATTTTGCTTTAAAACAACCATATGATTATCACACAAATATCCCACAGCAAAATTTACCTACCCACAGTCCTGCTTCTGAAATTGCTGACGCATTCTTGGGGTCAGTAGGAGAGATTAAAATCGGTAAAGTTTGGACACCAGCCCTGGCGACAGGGGCGAGCAAAATTGTTTACACCGTCGATGTGGCGGGCACATGCAATGTTGAATTCCCCGCTGGTAATGGCGTAGTCGATCAAGTTATTCCCGGAGATGAAATTGTATTAGAAATCACTCATGTCGGTTTCGATGCCACCACAAATGATGTGGATAGCAATAATCTTGTGTCTACGGATGGTGATTTGATTCAGTTCCAGCAGTTCTCATCGACTGTCATAAGCAAAGACTCCACCAATATAACATTTGAACGCCAATTTCAGGTTGGGGATGAAGGAACAACTCTTGACTCCGATTCAGCAAATAACACCGGGACCTCACCAATCCGTGTGCAATTTATAAAAAGGGTGCTAGGTGGAAATACTGATTTGCAAAAAAAAATAAATGTATATTCTTTTGCCCTTAAACCGGAAGAGCATCAACCATCAGGAACTTGTAATTTTTCGAGAATCGATAATGCTCAATTAGATATGACTATATTAAAATCTGACACATCGGAATCATTAACAGTATATGCCGTTAATTACAATGTCCTCCGTATCATGTCTGGTATGGGCGGTTTAGCATACAGTAATTAAATTAATTTATCCCTATTAAATCTTTAATTTAAATTTTAATTTCAAATTAAATATCTTTAAAATATTTAATTGGTTTTCTTTTCTCAAAATTTTTTTCTATATTAAGGTATAAAAAGATGGGAGGAGGTTTAATGCAGCTTGTTGCTTATGGAGCTCAGGATATTTACTTAACGGGGAATCCCCAGATTACTTTTTTCAAGGTTGTGTATCGCCGCCACACGAACTTTTCAATGGAAGCAATTCAACAAACATGGAGTGGTAATCAAACTGGGTCTGCTGGATCCCGTTGTACAGCAACCATTTCTAGAAATGGTGATTTAGTTTACAGAATGTATTTAGAACTTACCGGTAAAATAAATAATGATGGCGACCATGATGTTTCTTCTGCCGCGATCGATAATGTAGAATTAGAAATTGGGGGTCAAAAAATTGATAAGCACACTGGACATTGGATGAATGTTTGGTCTTATTTAACCGAACTTAATCCTTCTGGAAAAGTTGGAAGATTAAGCGCGAAAAATGGAACATTATTTCAAAATATGAGTGGTATGGGTGGTTCAGCAAAGGTAACCACCGGTAACCCCGATACCCATCACTATGTACCCCTTCAATTTTGGTTTTGTCGTAATCCTGGTCTTGCTCTACCATTAATTGCCCTTCAATATCATGAAGTTAAGGTAATTTTAAATCACAGTATCGGTGATAAATATTCTGGGGGTGGAGTGTCTCCATCAAATAAATTATGGTGTGATTACATCTATCTTGACACTGATGAAAGAAGAAGATTTGCTCAAGTGTCTCATGAATACTTAATTGAACAAGTTCAAGAAGGTTCTCTAACTGATGGAAAAGGGGAATTAAATTTTAATCATCCAGTTAAAGAATTGATTTTCACTCGCGATACAATTAACGGAACTGATTCGGTCGGTGGGGATAATATCATACTCAAATTGAATGGTCATGATCGTTTTGCATCTAGAGATTCTACATATTTTACTAGAACTCAAATCTGGGAACATCATACTGGTTCGGGATCCCTTGATTGTGGTGCCGCCGCCGGCGCTGGTGTTGATGCCGGAATAGGTAAATTTAATGATGCTATTGCTGTATATTCTTTTGCCCTCAAACCAGAAGAGCATCAACCATCGGGGACTTGTAACTTTTCAAGAATTGATAACGCAAGATTAGAACCGGGGACTACTAGCGGTAACGGTGCTACTAAGATATTCGCTGTTAATTATAATGTTCTCCGTATCATGTCTGGTATGGGTGGTTTAGCATACAGTAATTAAATGAATTAATTTAAATCAATAAATATATTTTATTTATCTTTTATTTTTAAAAATGATTAAATAAGTTTTATTTAGTCAAAATTTTTTTCTATATTAAGGTATAAAAAGATGGGAGGAGGTTTAATGCAGCTTGTTGCTTATGGAGCTCAGGATATTTACTTAACGGGGAATCCCCAGATTACTTTTTTCAAGGTTGTGTATCGCCGCCACACGAACTTTTCAATGGAAGCAATTGCTCAAACTTGGAACGGTGACGAAACTGGTCAAAATACTCGTTGTACTTCGACGATTTCTAGAAACGGTGATTTAGTTTACAGAATGTATCTAGAAATTGAGGGAAAAATGCCCGACCAGACCCCGGATAATAATCCAGGAGTATCTTGGATAAATTCTATTGAATTAGAAATAGGGGGTCAAAAAATTGATAAGCATACAGGAGAATGGATGGAAGTATGGTCTGAATTAACGCAGAAAAATTTCGGTTCTACATCGCTCGCAGCGGCACCAGAAGGCGATGGCGGATCTTTATTTCAAAGAATGTCAGGTTCGAGTGGAGTGACCGGTGCTCCTTCGGTACAAGTATTATATACAGTTCCGCTACAATTCTGGTTCTGCCGTAATCCTGGTCTTGCTCTACCTTTGATCGCCCTCCAATACCACGAAGTTAAGATTATACTTGAACACGATTTCGGCGGAACATTCTCCGGCTCATCCGGATTTAAAAGAAATACTTTATATGCTGATTATATTTATCTTGATACAGATGAACGTCGTAGATTTGCCCAAGTTTCTCACGAATATTTAATTGAACAAGTTCAAGATGATGAATTAAAAACTGAGACATCCAGCGATCTTAATTTTAATCATCCAGTTAAAGAACTAATTTGGACTCGGAAAAATGGGACAGGGGTGTCGTTGGAACCAGTTGTTGGACTTGGAACCGCGGATGCGAATGGGTTCGCTGGTGCTAAATATCATTTGAAATTAAATGGACATGATAGATTCACAGAGAGACCCCATCCATATTTCTCTAGAACACAAATTTGGGAGCATCATAGTGGTCAAGGTGGTCTTAATAGTACAGAAGATGGAGTTCTGAATGATTCTATTTGTGTTTATTCTTTTGCCCTTAAACCGGAAGAGCACCAGCCATCGGGAACCTGTAACTTTTCAAGAATTGATAATGCTCAGTTAGTTAGCTCTGCTTCGTTTCTCGCCAATTCTAAGATATTTGCTGTTAATTACAATGTCCTTCGTATCATGTCTGGTATGGGTGGTCTAGCATACAGTAATTAAATGAATATAATTAAACAAGATAAATTACTAATTAAAATTATTTTTTTCTTTGACTAAATTTGTTTTATTTAGTCAAAATTTTTTTCTATAATAAAGGTATAAAAAGATGGGAGGAGGTTTAATGCAACTTGTCGCTTATGGAGCTCAAGATATTTACTTAACGGGGAATCCCCAGATTACTTTTTTCAAGGTTGTGTATCGTCGCCACACGAACTTTTCGATGGAGGCAATTGCTCAAACTTTTAACGGAACATCTGATTTTGGTAAAAATGTTTCAGCAACTATTTCCAGAAATGGAGATTTAGTTTACAGGATGTATTTAGAACATACTGTCGAATTTAAATCCAATGGATCATCTTTGAAAGAGTATTTAAATATAACCAGTAATTATGGTTCTAATTTAATTAAAGAATGTGAACTAGAAATAGGGGGTCAAAAAATTGATCGTCACTATAATCACTGGCATTCTGTTTATTCACAATTGGTTGAAAAAAATCCAGATGGTTCTTTTGATAATGGATCTAATGAACAAAGTATAAGTGATAATACAATTAAAAGATCAACTCTTTTCAATACTATGTCTGGTAATGGGGGTCCTGTTTCAACAGGTCTGTCCACCGATAACGTAGTTGGATTAAAGACAGGTTCATGGAATAGTATTATTACATCTTCGAATGACGATACGAATCGAGATATATCTAATACTAATATATATATCCCGTTATATTTCTGGTTTTGTCGTAATCCGGGTCTTGCTCTTCCATTGATTGCTCTACAATATCACGAAGTTAAAGTTAAAATGACTTTTGAAAAATATCAAAATTTGGTCAAAAATGTAAATGAGGGTGATGTAGATGATAATTTAATGTCAAATAGTAATACACTTTCGTTGTCATATACTGATTTAGATTCTTCTAATGTCGGAAATAAAAAATTTACTTTATGGTGTGATTATATTTATCTTGATACAGATGAAAGAAGAAGATTTGCTCAAGTTTCTCATGAATACTTAATTGAACAACTTCAATTTCAAGAATTTTCTAATACCAAAAATATGAATCTTAATTTTAATCATCCAGTAAAAGAATTAATTTGGACATCTAGTCATAATATTTTAGATGATAGTATATCATCTATAAGTCCCATAAATTATTCCTTCCCTCAAACTTGGGACGAGGATGATGCTAAAAATAATGCTATTTTAAGAGAACCACAATCCCTAGATGATGATAATACCTATCAATTAAAATTAAATGGTCATGATAGATTTAAAGAAAGATCCTCGACTTACTTTACAAGGACTCAAATATGGGAACATCATACGGGATATGGATCTACAGTTAATAAGGATGCGATTGCTGTTTATTCTTTTGCCCTTAAACCGGAAGAACATCAACCATCGGGGACTTGTAACTTTTCGAGAATTGATAATGCTCAACTAGTTGTTGGAGGGTCTAGTCCTTATTTAAATCATAATGTTTATGCCGTTAATTACAATGTCCTTCGTATCATGTCTGGTATGGGCGGTTTAGCATACAGTAACTAAATGAAATAACTAAATTTATAAAGTATCTAATATTTCCAAAATTTCACTAGTGTTATATTTTCTCTTAGAACAATCAATACAAAGTGTGATTAATTTTTCTAATAAATTATTTTTTTCACTTACATCAAGATTTCTAGATTCAGATTGAAGGGTATATTCATCTATATTCATAAAATAATTATTTTCTTTGAAACTTACACCTTGATTTACCCATAATCGAATAATTTCAATAACTTTTTCAATATCATCTAAATTTTCATCATCTAATGTTGATTTAT